TTAGTTTGTCAGTCAAAAAGCTGTATGACCTAGTACGGCGCAAGCAAGTGAACTCTTGGTCACCTGCTGTACATTACCATGTGGATTGCGGGCAGTCATTTGCCTGCTTGTGGCCTTTAGTATCCGGTGGGATGGGTAGAATCGTAGATCCTTATATATCAAATGAGTTTTATTGCCCACAATGTGGAGAATTAATCTGTACTAGAGGCCTCGATGGTGATTGTGTAGCCGATGCCTCCGGTACTGCCAATGTTCCATTAGATATAGAACTATCGGTTATTGATCGAGGTACAGTTCTTGATGTTAAATTCGACTATCACACCGTACACGTTGATAACGATATGCAGTCGATTTACCCTGGATACAAACCACATCTTGTTGATATATTGCGTTTTGATTTTAAACAAGGAAAAGTATTCCTGGTTCAAAAGAAGCGTACTCGTGCCGATATAGTGTCTGAAATTGAACCTAACATATCGTGCTTTTACTCAAAATCGCTACCCTTGCGCTGGCTTGTTGCGACGCCAAATTGTCGATTAGCCGAACATAAAAACGAGCTAAAGACTTTTGCTAAAGTGCTAAAGGACGCCTACTTTACTAAGTTATCTAAGAAAGTAGGCTACAAAGTTAAGTCTATTAGGCAGGGCGTTTTGTTATCGTCCAAGTATGGGGCGCTTGATAATTTACTCCATAACCTAATATGGAAGATGTACGCACCAGATGCTCCAGCTCTTAACGATGTATTAGTTAAAGACTATGACACCTATTTTAGGCCTTTCGGATCTGATAAGGTGGGTACTTCAAATATTACTGACTTAACAAGTACCGGTACACCATTTATTAAAGTTCTAATACAGCTTTATGAATTACCAGATAAGCGATGGGTTCGTAGATTGCTAGCAGTCCGTCCTTTCTTTTATGTGAAAGTGATTAAGACGGCCAGCAAGATATTCAAAAGTATGGATTATCAAAAGGCCTTTACAGACCTCGTAGCAGAGGAAGGGGGAGGCACAGGATATATTCAATCGTGGCCAATATGGAATAGCGAACAAGCCTTGCTTATGTTTACAAAATTCCTATCCATCATGATGCACCAATACGGTGAGCACCGGGTTCTGCTATTTATCAAAAACGCCGATTCTTATTCTGAAGTTAAGGATACAGCTGATATGTACCTTAGATTATCCAGAAGTAAGAAGAAGGAAGTTTGGGCCAAACGGATTCAAATTAAAGACCTGCACGACGAGATTGTGTGCTTATCTAAATTTGAACAAGCCGAAAACTTACCGGTGCAGCAGAGCCTACGCCATAAAAAGTTAGCAGATTCAGTTGAAGGGCTTACTTTCAATGTAATCAAATCAACGCACGGCATCATCCGATTAGGCGTGCAATTGAATAACTGCGTTGGGACCTATGTCGATAGGGTAAAAGCCGGAACGTGTGCCATCGTAGGCGTTTATAAAAGCGATAAACCTGTAGCATGTATTGAAGTTAATCCTAGCAAGGATACAGATAACTTCGTTGAAATACATCAGGCCAAGTTAAAAAATAACAGATTTGTTAGTGATAACCACGATGTCAATTATGCTGTGTGTCAATGGGTTAAGAAGCATAAATTACAAGTACCCCAATTTATAAGAGACATCCAATTTGCGAAGGGAGGAGCGATGTAACATGGATACAAATATCATCATAGCTACGGGCAGAAATCGCTCCGCCCGTAGCTGGAAGTCTCAGAAAATGACTTGGAGTGCTTTAGCCAATAAGTTGGCCGAGCCTACTGTAACGAATGAAACGGCTGCTGAATACGTTAAAATGCCTAAGGACGAAAAGGGCCGAAGGAAAGATGTAGGCGGTTTCGTAGGTGGTTATATCCCCAATAATGGTAGACGAGTTAGGGGGGCCGTTACGGAGCGGTATTTAATCACGCTTGATGCAGATTCACCTAGCGAGGATTTTATTTCAAATCTTGATTTAGAACTAGGCGATATGGAATACGTGCTATACAGTACGCATAGCCATACCCCTGATAATCCTCGATACCGCGTCATCATTCCTACCGATAGAGTGATGACCCCTGATGAGTACCAGGCTGTATCAAGACGCATTGCTGATGATATTGGTATTGAATCTTTCG